TAAAGACTTTAAGGCAGCCCAAGAGGCACTTACCGCACAGTTTGGTGGCGCGGCCGCAGCTAACGCCAACACATATGCCGGACGTTTAGCGATACTCAAAATACGTTTTGACGAGATGGTGGAAAGCATCGGCTACAAGGTGCTACCTATCCTTGGCAAATTGTTAGACGAGGTAGACAAGCTCGTAACGATTATGGACGAGCGCGGTTTAGGCGGCGTGATAGGTGAACTTGGTAGCCGTTTACGCCGTTTTGTTGACCCGGCACAAGCAGTCTTAGACGTTCTACAAAAGAACACTAAAGAGACCGACGGTTTTGGTGCCAAACTTAAGCAGGTAGGTTTTAACGTTGCTAACTTCGGTTCGAGCATTATTAACTTGGGTAGCGCAATAACGGGCAACAGTTTTCGTCTAGGCAAACTACAAACCGACTTAGACAAAACTAATAGCGGTTTGGCGCTTGCTTACGCGAACACTCGCGCATGGTCAGAAACCTTGCTGCAACTTGACCAAGACCAGAAACGCGCCAACTATCAAAAAGCCGTAGACATTGAACAACAACGCCTTGCCAACGCTGAAATAGCCAAAAGCACTGCCAGCACAAACAAGGCCAGTGAAGCCGCCAAGCGCGCCGCAGCTGCAAACGCTAAACACACTGAGTCGGTACGCGCACTTAAAGAGGCATACGACAACGCAGTAGAAACAGTTAAAGACCAGTTCAGCCCAGCGCTCATGCGCGCCAATGACCAGTTAACCAAGGCCACCGAAACCTACAACAACTTTTACAACGCAACCGCCGACGTAGTGCGCGGCATATTTGACGTTGGCGCAGCATGGACTACAGCAGCCGACAGCGAAGGCGCAAAATCCTTTTTTGGTGTACTCGACGACCAAGCCAAAAAGGCTGGCGACCTTGCCGTAGGCATAGAAAAACTTATAGAAGCCGGGCTAGATGACCCCGCACTATTGCAGTCCATTCTTGCCAGCGGTTCAGACGTTGGCCTAGAGATTATTAACGGTTTACTTGCCGGCGGTAAAGCGTCCATTGACCGTCTAGTAGGTATCTCGTCTACGATTAACGCAGCGGCCGACCGTATAGCCAAACTTACGGCAGACAAGTGGTACAAGTCGGGTGTTGACCAAGCCCAAGCCATTGTTAATGGCGTTAATAGTGTCATTGAAAACACCGAGTTTTTGCTTAAGTTCGCTATAGACCCCGAAAGTGTGGCGGCTATCGGCGCACAGTTTGGCACCAACATTGGCACTGTCGAGCGCGGCGGCACCCCAACATTGAGCACTAACCCGTTTGGCCCGGTACTTGGCAGCATTAACGCCAGCCCAAATATGGGCGGTGGTCGCGTATCAACTGCAAGTGTTGGCGCGTCAAGCGTAACTATTAACGTAAACGGCGGTGACCCAAACTCGGTAGTAGACGCACTACGCCGCTACATGGTCACAAACGGCACGGTACCTATCAGAGTTGGCGGCTAATGGCACTTGACTGGCGCGTAAGTTTTGACGCAGGCGCGGGTTTTGTAACACTCCCAGACGTACAAAACATTTTTATATCACGCGGTCGTAGGCGCATTATTGACCCGTTCCAAGTAGAAACATGCGAAATAACATCACGCAACCCCGACGGCTGGACAAACACCCCACAAGTCGGCATGCCCATTTTGGCGTACGTCTACGGTGTTTACAGCCCGCCAAACCCCACAGACGTTTACTGGCCCATGTTCCAAGGCACCATAAGCGACGTAAAAATAGACTACGGCCTAACACCAAGCATGGACGTTGTAACTATTTATTGCGAAGGTTTACAAGCTGCGTTTGGTCGCGCACAATTAACAAACGAAAGTTTTATACAACAAAACGTAGGCGACACTTATTACGACGTAGCCGACCGGCTCGGTTTGCCTATCACTTGGGGAAGCATCGTTACGTCAAGCATCAACAGCGTTATAACCAACTTCAACGGCAACGCGCTCGACTTTGTTAACACGCTCGTATACACCGAACAAGGCCTATTACGCAGCACCACCGGCAGCACGTCAACACTAGAGATAGGCAGCCTAGATTTTGTCGGCCGTGACGTAATGTTCAGCGGCGCAGCCACCCCGCCAGAGTTTAACGACGGCACCGTAGCCCCCCCATACGTTGACTACGCATTCAACTACGACCGCTTAGAGTTCCGTTCAGCCGCCGAAGACTTCTACAACGAGGTGACCGTACAACCAGCCGGCTTGGCTAACCAGACAGCCAACACCGGGACAACACCGTTCACTACCTACGTCCTAAACACCGTCGATTACACAAACGACCAAGCATTCCAATTGGCAAACTACACTCTAAACCGTTTCCTAGACCCCGATAGCGCCATTCGGTCAATTAGCGCCCGTGTCGACACCCAAATAAACCTTAATTTACTGATTATTTTGCTGTCCCAACAATGGACGGACGTTAACATTATTTACAGCTGCCGGCGACACAAACGCCTATTTAAGACTTAACGACGTCTTTTATGGCAGGCTCGACTACAACAGATTAGGCTTCTAATTATGGCTATAAAAACTTTCACTACTGGCGAAGTGTTGACCGCATCGGACACAAACACCTACCTAGCAAACAGCGGGCTTGTATATATTAAACAGCAAACCGTTGGTAGCGCCGTTTCAAGCGTGACCGTATCGTCTGCATTCAGCACAGACTTTGACAATTACAAAATTATTTATGATGGCGGTAGTCACACTTCGTCAGCCGCAATAAACCTACAACTTGGCAGCACAACAAGTGGTTACCACTACGCCTACGTTTTCAACCAATACACTTCAACGGCGCCAGCAGGCGGTGGCACAAGTGTTGGCGCAAACTTTGATTCAATTGGCAGAGCTTCAACTAACGGAAATAATTTAGCGTGCGATTTGTACGGCCCGTTTTTGTCAAAAAGGACAGGAGTTAAATATTTAGGAATGGACTATTTAACTTCAGGTTTTAACGTTAACGGGACTGGTTTTCTTAACGACACAACGTCTTACACCGCTTTTACTATGGTGGTGGCCAGCGGCACAATTACTGGCGGAACAATTTACGTTTACGGATACCGAAAGGCATAATAAATGGCGCGACCAAACATTCAAATTGACAACGAAATACGCGAAATGACAGAAGAAGAACACGCCGAGTATTTGCGCGTGACAGAAGACGCTTTAGAGTTGCCAGATGTTGTGGCGTAGCGCGTTTGTGGCCGTGTTGTTTGCCAGCATTCTTGTCGCTTGTGGCGACCGTGAGCGCGTCAACTGCCCAGAAGTACGCACCAAAAACAAGGCGTTGCGCGCCGAAACCACAATTACCGTTGACACTGCCAGCCTTGGCAGCACTCGACTGGTGCAGGATAAATGCCTATAAAACTGCCGCCACCGCGACGCGATGAACGCATGACCAGCGAGCAAATAAAAGCGCGCCTTATTTTTGTAGTGGCCTGCGCGCTATCGCTCACGTTTGTAGGCGCAACCATGGCATTGCTTTACGGCCTGCTATTCGTCACACAACCGCTCGACGTATCAGACAACGACAAAAGCGCGTGGGCAACACTTCAGCCGCTACTACTGTTTCTTACCGGCTCACTAGCCGGGCTACTCAGCGCTAACGGTCTTAAAGACAAACCGAAAGGCAAACAAGATGAATGACGACGACAAAAAAGGCTTGCTAAAAATAGTGCGCCAAGCCGTAGCAAACCTATTGCACCGCATCGCAGACATTGTTAACCGCCCATGAAAAGCACCAAGTACACCATCACCACCACACCCCAAGCGATAGCGCCAAAACGCAACAACTACCGCGCCATATACCTTCACGTCATTGGTAACGGCATTGTGTACTTAGGCGGCTCAGACGTAACCGCAACCGACGGCACAGCCACAGAAAAAGGCGCAGTACCATTTGAGCTGTACATACCAGCCGGCGAAACCGTGTACGCCATGGTCGCCAGCGCTACCGAAGATTTGCGCGTGCTGGACTGGTCAAACTAATGTACCCGACCCAAAAAATTAAACTGCCAAAAGACCTAGCCGGCCACAAAAACGGGCAACTACCCGACGAGCTACTAGCACCCGTACCCGGTGGCAAACTACACAAATGCGCAGTACGCAGTTATAAGCACATGTTGAACGCAGCTAAGGCCGCTGGCGTAGAACTAAAGCCCACGTCTACCGTTGACACCTACAGGCCGTACAGCGTCCAATACAACGCGTTTATGCAGCGTTACAGCCCGAAACCAACCGACGACACCAGAGGCATAACCCGCACTTTTGACGGCAAAACGTGGTACCTAAAAAAAGGTTTTGCACCATGCGCGGCACCCGACCCAACAGGCGTAAAAGGCTCTAACCACGGTTGGGGACTAGCCGTAGATTTCGCCAACGCAACCGGCAAAACCTTTACATGGCTAACCAAAAACGCTAACCGTTTCGGCTGGTACATAGGTACTGGCGACCCCGCCAAACCCGGCTTTGAGTCATGGCATTGGGAATACGTACTCGGTAATGTCTGGTCACCACCCACGGAAACCGTTACACCATAAGGCTTACAGCGAAAAAGCGCGCCAAACCGTCAAAACGCCACTAAGGTTTTTACTTATCCCGACGGAAGGTAGAACCTATGAAACGACTACTTGGCGTACTCGCCACAGCTGCACTCTTGGTGCCGGCTACACAAACAAAAGCAGCAACCGAACCCGACTGCCTGCGCTTCACCGCTCTAGCTTTAGAGGTTGGTTGGGCTAAGCGTGAAATACCACGGCTCATGCAGATATGTAAACGCGAGTCTAAAGGCTTTGCCCGTGCTTGGAACCAGCGCGACCCGTACACCGGCTCGTACGGTCTCATGCAATTAAACGGCAGTAACAAACGGTTTCTTGTCGAGTCTGGCATTGTGCGTAAAGCCATGACCGAACTATGGTCACCCCGCAAAAACCTTAAAGCCGCTTTAGCGCTTTTCAAGCGTCACGGCTGGGCACCATGGAAAGGCAACAGCGCGCCAAAAATTGTGGTACCGTACACCCGTTAGTTATTTTCACCCCGACTAGAAAAAGGACAACAAAATGGTAAACCCGACTGACCACTTAGACCAAGCACTAGCCAACTTGTGGGCAAACACTCGACCCAAAGCAACCGACGTGCTAATCCGTAACCTGCGCGCACACGCTTACAGCTACGCAATGGACGACCCGAAACTCTGCGAAGACCTACGCCAAGCCATTGGCCGGCTAGAACACCCGAGCAGTCTTGAGCCTAAACAGCAGAGCATTATTGACCGTCTAGACGACATTGTGCAGGAACTACACGACTTAGGCCATACGCAACTTGGTGGCGAAACCGACCAACTACTTATTGCGATAGACAACGCATTGCGAGGTTCCAAGTGAGAACTATTGCAGGCATTTTTGCATTTGTTGGTGTCATGACAGTATTTACGCTGGTTACCTTGTGGGCCGCCGACTGGATACAGAACTATGACGAAAGCGGAAGGTACGAGTAATGGCTTTTGACCTTTCCGAATATGTAGACGTAAAAACACGTCTTAAACAAGCCTTAAAGGTTTTCCCGCAGCTGCGCATCGTCGAGCACCGACCAGAAATAACCCAAGTAGGCGACCAGTTATTCATTGAGTGCTCGGTCACCGTGAGCCGTGACCCCGACGACCCAATACCCGTAACCGCTTACATGTTTGAGCCATACCCGGGACGCACGACTTTTACTAAATTGTCGGAGCAAGCCAACGGCGCGACAAGCGCGCTAGGCCGAGCTTTGGGCTACATGGGTTTCGGCATAGACAAGTCCATCGCCAGTAGCAACGAGGTTTTAGGCCGCCAGCAAGCAGCCGAAGACACCGACCGCACCAAGGTAGTAAGCATTGCGCGACCAACCCCAACACTGGACGGCCCACGGTCTAAAGAAATAGGCAGCGCTCGACTAACAGCACGCGAACAAACAGAAGCAAGCCAAACAAGCAACACCGGCGGCGCAACCCCAAACCAAATAAAAATGCTTACAACAATGTGTGCGGAACGTGGGCTAGATTTTGACCCAGCCGCACCCATGACCTACTCAGAGGCTAAAGACATGTTCTTAGCAATTAAGCCAATACCTAAGGTTAAGTAATGAGCAACTACGACGACATGCCGGCAGAGCAAGCCGTGTGGGCATATTCAAGCATGCTGCACGACTCACGCCAAGAACGCGACAGCCTACGCCGTGAGCTCAACATCGTTATAAACCAATTCACTGACCTACAAGGCGACTACCAGCGTCTAGCAAGCGAATACGAACGCATAGCGCGTTCCGTGTTCTGTCCAGACTGCACCCAGAAAATGGCGACCGATGGGCAATAACTACGCCGGCATGAGCGAGGCCGCATTTCTCAAACAAGTGTGCGCGGTAGCGAAACTGCGCGGCTGGTTGGTTTACCATGCCAAGCCGGCACAAGTCGGCGAGCGTTGGGCTACACATTTCCAAGGCGATGCAGGTTTCCCCGACCTTGTGATGAGCCACCCAACTGGCGGCCTAGTGTTTGCAGAGTTGAAGGCTGGCCGTAACAAGCAGTCCGATGCGCAGCTGCGTTGGCAACGCTACCTACAAGAGGCAGAGTACGAGTGTTATTGCTGGTACCCAAAAGACCTAGACGCAGTAATAGCAAGGCTTAGTGACATATGAGCAAGGTACTTGTAACGCTCGACTACGAAGAACTGGAATACTGCGCGGTTAGTGGTGCGCGCCGAAACATACGCGCCATGCAAAAAGACCGCAAACCCAGAGACAACACAAAGTACAGCGCACAAAACTGGTGGCAGTCCAACATTACTGGCGTTATCGGTGAGTATGCCGTAGCCAAGTCATTGGGTGAGCATTGGCAAGACCTAGAAGCCGACCGTGGCGGTTTTGACGTGCTTAACTATCAGGTGCGCTCGACGGAACACACCAGCCCCAAACTTGCTGCACGCCCAAACGATGACCTAAACCACATTTACATTCTTGCGCAGGTATATAAAAGCCGGGTACTAATCCACGGTTGGGCAACTGGTTACGAAATACAACAACTCGGCGCTCAAGAACATGGCACAATACGCCTACACCACGACATGCTTAACGACATGTCACTCTTACCGCACCCAACTATCTACACCGCACAAGTTACCGAATGGGAAAGGCCCGATTATCAATGAGCCGTTTAACTGAAGCAGACCGTTTAGAGCTGCGCGCATTGTTTAGCCAACTTGCTGACCTACAAGCCGACGCAATCATCGAGGAACTGGCAACACAGCCAGACGATTAACCATGAACGTACAACTTAATAATGCTGGTACCCGGTGCGTCTCGCTGGGCTAAGTCGGGGAATTGAGAAACCCAGCCAGCACTCATGGCCGCGTATGGGTTTGCACGATGCCGGCGTAACACACGGGAACGTGGGTAGAGCGTCATGCCTAAGAGCAGACGTGCAGCGTCCAAACGGCAGAAATGTGAATGGTGACCGTCCACAAGTATTAAACAGCCGGCGACCAGAGA